GGAGTAACAGCTACTGCATTATTTGTACTGCTTACCAGCCAAGAACCACAGCAGGGGCATAAGAACGACGATAACACGCAGCAGGCAGAGCCTCTGGTAATTGAAGTGCCGGAGCAGGCGACAGAGGGCAGCATAAGAGTATTTGATTATGACGGCTGCTGTATTTACGCATATTACGGAAAAATCGAGATAAGGAACGACGGCAGGGACGGTAAAGAGTTTGATATAGTTTGTGCCGGATACTTAGAGGGATATGAAGAACACAAAGAGCCGGACGAAACCGGGGAAAGAGAGGCAGAGAATGAGTAACGTATACATACGCAGCCAGAACAGAGAAAAGCTGTATGCTTTCGGCATTTGCTTTAATTGCTTGCAGTACGAAGAAAAACATGACTGCAAAAGAGGGAAAGAGGCAGCAGCACACCACACTATTTGCATTGCTGACGGCTGCTTAGAAGAAATTGCAGAGTATGAGAGTAAAGAGCGCTGTATAGAGGTACTGGACGAGATAGAGAAAGTATGCAGCAGCTATTTATATGCAGCGGGTAGCATGGGGCTTATCAGAGGCAGCACGCCTACGCCGGCTATGGCAACGGATATACCGAAGGTATACCAGATGCCGGAAAAGTAAAGGGTTGCACATGGACGAATATAGAGAGGCAGTAAAAGAGTTTTACCGAGTATACAGACCGCTACAGAAAAAGCATAGCTTGCGTATGCACAGCAGATTTAGCATATATGACGACGGGCTTATAGAAATCTGGGAGTATACCGGGGAGCAGCGGGGGAAATGCGTATGCAAGGTAAAAGAAGAAAAAGACGTAGAGTGCTATAAAAGAGCGACAGAGGCACTACAAAGCTATGGAAGAGAAAGAGAGGGCGTAAGGCATGAGCAAAAGGCAGGATAAAAAGGAAATTATGCCGAACTTTTTAAAAGACCTTAACACGGAAATTTTAGAGCAGCTGACAGCGGGCAGCAGTGAAAAGAACGTAGTAGGACTGGCAGGAGACGTAAAGGAGCTGAAAGCGGTAGAGGATATATGCGGGCTGCGGTTTAAGGGCTATCTGGGGTTGATTGAAGTAGAAAGACCGAGCGGGATAACGGACACGCTGGTAGTAGCGTTTGCGTGGAATACGCCGCATAAATCGACGCAGGGCGTAGAGTTTGACGTATTGCGAGAGTATCCGGCAGGCAGCAGGCTTTTACTCTATGGGAAGATGCAGACACTTAAAGAATTTTCGACAGGGCGGCAGCTGGTTTTTGTACTGGCTGATTTTGTGGCATTAAGTCCAAAGGCAGAACAACAGAACGACATAGTATTAGTGGGCGAGATTGTATATAAGCCTACATACAGAGAGACACCGAGAGGAAAGCACATTTCTGACATTTTTGTAAAAGTAAAAAATCAGCTTACGAAGTGCAGCAGCCTTATACCGTGCATCTGTTGGAATGAGACAGCGGACGAGGTAGCAAACTGGCTGCCGGGGGATACAGTAAAGCTGCTGGGGAGATTGCAGAGTAGGGAATACGAAAAACTGATAGAGGAAATTTACGCAGACGGCGTGGTAGCGGAGAGAGTGACAGAGACACGTACAGCCTACGAGGTATCAGTACACACAATAAAAAAGGAAGAGGTAAAAAATGAGTGTTGAGAATATCGGGAAAGGTTATGTAAAAATCTGCGTGAGTGAGGAAGAGTTAGAGGATAGCATAGCAGGGCTTAGCCAGCTAAAGCCTATTCTGCAAGCGCAGGTAATAAAAGGAAACGGGAAAGACAGACAGCAGGGGCTTTTTGATGCGGCAGAGCTGGGGAAACATTTTGACACAGCTATAGACGCAATGACAATGCTTTTAGCTGGCTTTAAAGAAGAAAGTGAGGTACAGAATGAAGAGTAAAACAATTTTAGGAGCAGACGGCACAACGAAAATGCGGGAAATTACAGTAGGGATACATGGAAAAGGCGGCGAGGCAGGCATAAAGGCAGTGCAGCGGCTTGCAGGCATGGTAAGTAGTTTAAAGCAGTGCCAAACGCCGCAGGAAGTATACGACAGATATTTACAGATTACGGGATACTGTAAATGCTGCATTGATTGCGACTTTATGGACGAAAAGGGAGCAGACGAGCTTATGTGCTTAGCTGCGTATCTGGCAGGAAATGAGCAGGCGAGGGCAGAGGCACAGCAGAAAGCGGGTAAAAAGGTATGATGAAAGTATATGTATGCAGCCCGTATAGGGCAGGAGACAGCGCAGAACTGGACAGAAACATAGAATATGCGCAGGCACTTACAAGGCAGGCGCTTAAGACGGGTTTAGCACCGATTACACCACATTTATATATGACGCAGTGCTTAGACGAGAGAAAGCCGCAGGAACGGGCGCAAGGACTGGCAGCAGGCTTAGCGTTGCTGAAAGGCTGCGATTTTGTGATTGTAGGCGGCAAGTATGGCATCAGCGAGGGTATGCGCCGGGAGATAGAAACGGCAGACAGGCTGGGTATTGCCGTAGTGAACGCAGAGAGGCTGGAAGAGGTAAGAAAACAGATAGGCAAGCTGCGGGAGCAGGCGGCAAATGATTACGCCAAAATGAACAGCTGCAAATTTTGCAAAGGCAGCCGCTTACATAGCTGCACTGGGTACAGCTGCAAAGAGCCGTACCAAAGAGCCTACGATTACGCAATGAGCGAATTAGCCGCAGGCTGCAAGGTGGTAAAAATTGAATAAAAAGGAAAAGCCCCTACGGTACGGGAATACCATAGGGGCTAAGCTATACAGCTTTTAAACCTACAAATATTATAAGCGAAGTATGGCAGAAAAGCAAGGAAAAACCACGGGCAGCAAGCCCGTTTTACCACTTGATAAAAGTATTAACTATCCGACAGATATAGAGAAAAAGGGGTAAGGGTATGCCATACGTTGAGAGGATAACCAGAGCAGGGAAAACAATAGAGGTAGAAAGGTATTTTACAAGCAGATATAAAAAGCCGGGGATAAAGAGAGGGGATAAAGTTAAGCCAACAAAGGAGCAACAGGCAAAGGTAAACACCAGACAAGCGGAAAGAAAATTAAGAATACTGATGAACGCTAATTTTGGTTATGGGGATTACCATTTAGAGCTTGACTATATCCGAAAGAAAGGGCAACCGGATAGAACAAAAGAGCAGATGCGCAAAGACATAGACGTATTTTTAAGGGAGTGCCGGAAAGAGTACAAAAAGGCAGGGTTAGAGCTTAAGTACATACACGTTATGGAGATAGGGGAGAGAGGCGCAAGGCATCATCATTTAGTGATAAATAAAATTGACACAGAGATTTTGCAGCGCTGCTGGTATAAGGCATACGAGGGACATAACCGCATAAAGGTTTTTCCTCTGGACGACAGCGGCAACTATGCAAAACTGGCAAGCTATTTTATCAAGTACACAGATAAGCACAGAAAAGACGAGGACGGGGCATTGCAGGGCAAGCGTTGGAATTGTAGCAAGAACCTTGTAAGACCAGAGCCGGAAATAAAGGTAATTACAGATAGACAATGGTTTAAGGCAGAACCGAGGGAGATAAAAGGCTATTACGTGGACAAGGACAGCGTAAGCAAAGGCGTACACAGCCCGGATTATTACGGGTATGGGTATTTCAGATATACGTTAGTCAAATTAGAGGAGAGGGGGGGATAAGATGCAGATAATAAAAGGATTGCTGATTGCGGCAGCACTTATAGTAATGGTTTTTCTACTGCTTGTAGCATTGCTGCTGCTTGCGTTTGGGATAGCAGCAGACGTAATGAGGCGGCAGGACGAGTGGACAGACAACGGGAGCAGAAAGGAGAAAACGGAAAATGATAGAGAGGCTTAAATACTGGCTATTCCAGAGAGGGAAAGACTGCTACCATTGCTGCCTACGGTGCGAATATTTTGATATTTGCCGTTGGGACGTGATGACGGGAAAGACAGCGGAGCAGGAGCAGACAGTAGAACTGCTGGCAGTAGAGGCGGCAAGAAAGAACGGAAACACGGGGCTGCTGTATCGAATTTACAAGTATGTGGAGTTTAAGAAGAGGGCGAGGCGAAAATATGAGAAAGAATAAGCAGCCATTTTACAAAGAGTTTATGATAAAGCGTAGACCGAAAACACCAAAATGTATATGCAACGGGAAAATAAATAGGGCATTAGGAATTATAAGCCCGTCGCTACGCATGATTGTGGCAGCAGGTGGGAAAGGGACAGATGCAGCAGAGCAGCTGGAAATATTTGAAAGACAGACAGCACGCTATTTGTGTTACAAAAGACAGCTTAATAAAGACGAATGGAAAATGTTATCTAGGCAGCATAGGGAAGAGAGGCGAAAGCATGAAAAATTTTAGGCTTGACGACGAAAGCGGGCATCAAGAGGCACTGTTTAGCTGGGCTGGGTATAACATGGGGCGTATGCCGGAACTGGAATATATGCACCACGTACCAAACGGCGGCAAGCGTGACAGAGCGACAGCGGTAGCCCTTAAGAGGCAGGGGGTAAAGGCAGGAGTGCCGGATATTGTTTTGCCAGCTGCAAGGGCAGGGTATCACGGGCTTTACATTGAGCTTAAAGCTGGAAAGAATACCACAACGGAAAATCAGCGCCGCTGGTTAGAATATCTGCGGCAGCAGGGATATTATACAGCGGTATGTTATGGCTGGCAGAAAGCGGCAGAGCTGATAGAACGCTATTTATTACATACAGAGGAACTGACAAAGGAGCAGAAAACTATTACATTGCGCTAAGAGGCGGGCGCAGGAAGTGAGGGCAAGAATGAAAACAATAAGCATTTTGAACTTAAAGGGCGGCGTAGCAAAGACCTTTACAGCGGTAAATATGGCATACGAACTGTACCGCAGAGGGTTTAAGGTGCTGCTGATTGATAACGACAAGCAGGGAAATGCAAGCAGGGCGTATGGAAGATATGACGCAGAGAGCGTAGCGCCGATAACAAAGCTGCTTAGTGGAGAATGGCAGAGAGCAGGGGAGATTATACAACATACAGAGTATGAGGGAATAGACATTATAGCCGCTAATCTGTCACTTTTCGGGGCTGCATGGAATTTGACGAGGGAAGAGAATGAAAACCAGATAGAGAGATATAAAAGGCTGACAGAGAGAACGGCAGGGGTAAGCAATTACTACGATTACTGCATAATAGATAACCCGCCAGACATAGGGCTTAACGTGGTAAATGCGCTGGCAATCACGGACGAGGTTATAGTACCCGTGAAGATTGACGAGGACGCATTAGAGGGGCTGGACATTGTGGCAGAGCAGATAGAGGACGCAAAAGTGTTTAATGAGCGGCTGCATCTGGGCGGCGTGCTGGTAACGTCCTACCAGAATACGGACGGAGAGGCAGCGGGCGTAGAATGGCTGGCACAGAATGGAAAGTATAAAATACTGGGCGTTATTAGATATTCCAAGAAAGTAGCGGAAAGCTCATTTATGCGAAAGCCGATTTATGAATATAGCCCGTGCTGCGGAGCGGCGCAGGGATACAAGAAATTTATCACAGAGTATACGGGGAAAGCGAGGTAAAGAAAATGGCAAAGGCAAAGTTTGGCTTAAATGATATTTTGAACGCAAAGAGCAGAGCTGCGGCAGCAGGCAGGGTAGAAGATTACGAAGAGATTTATTTAAGTCCTTATGAGGTTAAGGCTGCGCCAGAGAACACACACCAGAGTTTAGAGAACATAGAAGAGCTGGCAGACAGCTTTTTGCACGTAGGGCAGGAGCAGCCTACGGTACTTGCAAGAGTAAACGGCGAGTTTCGGATAGTGGACGGGCATAGAAGAAACGCTGCAAATATTATGAATTTGGAGCGGGGGCATAAGGAGTACGAGAGAGTAAAGTACCGTTACAAGGATATGACAGAGGCAATGTATGAGCTGTCATTACTGGCAGGGAACGGATACACGCAGCCTCTTACAGCTTACGAAAAGACCAGATTAGTAGAGCGAACAAAATCGGCGCTTATCCGGGCAAAAGAAGAGGACGGATTAGAGATTAAAGGCAAGATGCGGGACTTAGTGGCAGCTATGCTGAATGAGAGCAGCACAAACATAGCAAGAATGGAGAGCATCAACAAAAACGCCACGCCGGAGATTAAAGAACAGCTGAAAAATGGGAATATGGGTATTACGGCTGCTTATGAGGCATCAAAGCTGCCAGAGGACGAACAGAGGGAAATTGCGGAGCAGGCAGCAGACGGCAGCGTAAGGGCAAAGGAGATAGCGGCAAAGGTAGCAGAGAAGAAAGCGGGGGACGACTACGAGACACCGCACCCAGAAAGTATTACATCATTGTGTTATTCATGCCAGTGCTATAAGGATTGCAACGTAAAGACCGGGACTTGTGAGAAGTGCGACCAGTATATAAACAAGGCAGAGGCAGAAAAGACAGACGAGCAGAGGTATAACGAAGAGCAGGACAGAATAGACCGAGAGACAAAAAAGAAATTGCAGGAGAAAGCGGACACAGAAAAAATGGAGCATCTGCCAAGCGACACAAAAGCAAAGAAGTATATTAGAGTTTCAAAGCAGACGTTTAAAGCCGTATGCGCAGGGGTGCTACCGTATCTGCTTTTAAAGTATGAGAAGTACAGTGCCAGGGAGATTGCAGTTATACAAGAATTTGAAGAGGGCAGAGCCACTGGAAACACGAAAGAGGTTTACATATCCTGCGTGGACACAGAGGAAACGCACACAGCTATTGCAGAGGGTTACTGCGTTCTGGGAATTTGTGAAAAGGAGATAGCAGTAGAAAAAGGCTGGCTTAGCGAAGTGTCCGAAACGGACACCGAGGGGGGGCAACTTCCGGGACAAATGAGCATTGACGATTATAAAACAGAGTGAGGGTAAAGCATGAAATACAGACAGTGGAAAAAGAATTATAAAAAACGGTACGGGGTAAACCCGCCAGCAAGTATAGACAAGAGGAAAAGGAGAAAAGCAGCAGCAAGGGCAATAAAAACCCTTGCTAAAGCTGATTTCATGGAAAGTATAGGGAGAGCAGCAGAGACATTAACGGGAGTAATGGCAAACTTTATGCGTGCGCTGGGAAATGGAATGGACGCAGCCGGGACAGTGTGCCGGAACGCAGCAGATTATATGCAGCCATTAGAGATTAAGGGAAATGTTCTTAGCTGGGAAGTAAAGCCAGTAGTATGCGATTATGGAGTGTATGAAAATAACGCATTGAACGGTAGCAGCGTACTTAAACTGATTACAAACAGTAGGAGAGCGGCAGAAAAGATAGTGGAAATTATGCAGCAAGACAATTTAGAACACATTAGACTTAACCAGCCAGAACGAATACAAAAGAGGCAGGACGCAGTAGACGCTATGACCTATGCAGCACAACTGGTAGAGAGGGGCAGGACAAATGCTTGATTTTATGGACGAAGTAGTAAACGCAGTAGAAGAATTTGGAGAGGCTGCGGTAGAGCAGGCGGCAAATTTGCTGGTAGGGCTGGCAAAAGCAGTAATTGTGATTACAGCGCCAGTATGGATATTGCCGTATATATTGCTTAGAGACAGAAACGGCGGCGTGTGCGAACAGCCAGACTGCAAAAACTGCCCGTTTCCACCATGCAAGAAAGGAGCAAAAGATAATGAGTAATATTTTACTTGCAATTATTGCATTGCTGCTTGTAAGCATCTGGCAGCAACTTAAAGAGCTTAACGAAAGGGGAAAAGGGCATGAATAACATATCACTTTCTGGAAGATTGACGAAAAACCCAGAGCTTAGATATGGCGGGCAGGAAAACAGCACCGCTATTGCACGCTTTACACTGGCAGTAGACGACGGACGGGAAACAGATTTTATAAATATTAAATGCTTTGGACGTACTGCGGAATGGGTAGACAAATGGCTAAGCAAAGGAAATAGGGTAGAGGTAACAGGAAAGATTAAAACGGGCAGCTACGATAGCCAGAGAACGGGACAGAAAGTATATTACACAGAGGTAGTGGCAAATAACGTAGGCTTTGGGGAAACAAAGGCAGAGGCAAGAGCGGCAGCAGGGCAGCAGC